GCCCTGGTCCATGGCCATGCGCACCTGGGTCTTGCCGTTGGTACGGATGAACTTGATGGGGATTTGCCGAATGTCGGTCATCTACTGCTCCTCGAATAGGGCCGGGCCCTGGGAGGCCTTGCGGGCTTCTGCCAGGCGGAGCCGTTCTTCGGCGTCGGCCTTCTCTTTCAGTTCTTGGGGGGTGAGCCAGCCGCGAGACCTGCGGATCAGCTCTGACTTGGCGTGCTGGCGGGATTGGTGCGCGTCGTGCCTCATGCGGCCGCCTTCCGCCGGGCGAAGATGCGCCGGCAGTTGCAGGCACGGGAGACTTCCTCGAGGTGGGCGGGGTTCCAGCAGGAGCGGACGTTGCAGGTGTGGTCGATCTCCCTGCCCCGCCTGAGCCGGCCCTGGAAGAGGGCGAAGGAGGCCTGGTGCACCCGGATCGTCTCGCCCCGGAAGTGGACCTTGCCGTAGCCGTCCTTGTCCCAGGTGCCCATCCAGATCCAGCACCCAGTGTTCGGCTCGAAATAGGTGTGGGCCGAGAGGCGGTCCTTGACGAGTGCGTCGCCTTCAGTGATATTGGTCATAGATCGGGCCTCCTTCGCCCGGTTGCAGTTCAGCCCCGTGAGCGCGGGGCTTTTTTGTTGGTAAGCCAGGGATACTGGCGGGGTTTGGGTGGGCGCAGGCCTGCGATGACCGCCCACGTCATGAGGGCGACCCATGCCAGGAAGAGGCAGATGGCGGTCATGACGCCTTCTCCCGAAGCTCCATGCCCACCTGGTCGGCGAGGTACTCGAGGATCCGGATGTCGCCCGTCGAGGCCATGAACACCGGCAGCAGGTCGATGGGCAGGCAGGAGTCATCCGCATCGGAGGTCCAGTGGGACAGCGCGGAGACCACCACTCCGCAGTCCGCCGCGACCACCTTGGGCTGGCTCCGGGCAATGGCGACCCGCAATATTTTTTTGACGTCAAAACTGTGGGCGTTGCGGGGAACGACATTTGCCATGAGACTTTGCCTTGTAGGAAAACGGCTCAAATGGACCAGGGGGAAAAGTGGAAGATCTTTGCTTTGTGGAAGAAGGAGAAGAGCCAGGCGGCCTCGTCCTGCGCCACACGGTGCTGGCGGGAAGGACAGAGGCCGCGGCGGCGCAGCTGCGCCTGGTACTGCGGCTCAGAGGTGAGCGCGGCAGTCGGAGCGGGAATATAATCCCTTTCGATCGCTGGCCTCATGCGGCGCTCGAAGAGGTTGGGAGGTGAGCGGATGCGGTCAACAGATCCCGGGCCAGGATCTTCCCTCCGGAGGCCTCTTCGATCTGGAAGGCCAGAACACCAGACGGTCTGGCGGTTCGATTCAAAACCTCGGAGAGATGAGTGCGGCTCACTCCGAACCGGATGGCCAGGGCGGTCACGGTTTCAGAGAAGGGGTGCGAATGCTTGGACATGGTTCTAGTGTCGTGTCGCACACGATAAAGTCAAGCGGAAACGATATGGACCCAAATCCTTTTTTCAACGACCCTGAGTTCATGACCATATGGCCACAACGATCTAAATTTAAGGAAGCCGTCCTTTCTTACAGGAAGGCTAAGGGCATATCTCCAGAGCAAATGGCGGATATGTTGGGGATCAAACCAAGCCACCTTCATGGTCTGCTATACGACAAGCGAGTGGGTCCCAGCAAAGAATTGATCGAGACAGCATCGAAGATCTTGAACCTTCCACTTTATGAATTGGCGAATGATGGATCATTGGAAATTTCAGGCGCAGAGCCCAATGCGTCAGACATGGAAAGGTTCATGCTCCGGGTCATGGGTGCGGACCTTACGAAGCTGACCGAAACCCAAAAGCAGAGTGCATTTGAGGCCTGGCGCGCTATAGTACGTGCCTATGAGCAGCCCAAGTAATCCCTTATGGTTTGGTAGGAAATACCCCTCGATGGACGATCTTCTGGATTTTGCCGAATCCATGGGGTGCAAGGTCGGGATTGCAGCCCTTGGCGAAGGGGCGCTGTTCGTCGCCGGCGAGGGCCAGGAACCTCCGGTAATCCTCCTACCGGGTGGGGATGGCCTCCTGGTTCACTGGCTGCTCGCACACGAACTGGGGCACCTGGTGCACCATGTCGGGCCCCGAGGGGAGCTCTCTTACTCCAAGGATGAGGCTACCGCCAATCGCTGGGCCGCCCGAGCTTTGATTCCCCAAGCCAGGATCAAAGCCCATGGCAATGCCAGCATGGATACCTTCATCGGTGCCCTTTCTGCCCACTATGAGGAACTCCCCTTATTCGACTGCCCGGCACGGCGCCTTGCAGCCAAGATCGCAGATATCAGGCTCGGTTCACTGGAGGACGTGGCATGAATGAAGTGAAGAAGATGGGCATGGGCAAAAAGGTGGGCCTCGGGTGCGGCGGGGCCGTCGTGCTCTTCATCATCATCGGTGCCCTCGCCGGTCGTGGTGAAACATCCAAAGGTGCGACTGCATCAACCCCAGCCGCCGCTGCAACTCAAACCCAGTCAGCCCCATCAGCCAAAGACGTGGCAGAGCTTGGCCAGCCGGCAGGAACGGTGGCGACGATCAAGGCCACTGACCTTCACCAGCTCTACAAGCAGAATGAAATTGACGCCGATAATCACGTTAAAGGCAAGATCGTCAATATAAAGGGTGTGGTGGATTCCATTTCAAAAGATGCATTCGGCAACTTGTATCTTTCAATTCGAGCGGGGGGTCTTCTGGGGCTGCATGCTGAGTTCGACGACAACCATAAAGCCGAGCTGGCCATGTTGAAGGCCGGCCAGCAGGTGATCGTCCAAGGCCGGGTCGACGGCTTCATGATGGACAGCGTCCAGGTTAAGGATTGCCAGATCGTCAAATAGCCCAGCCTCAATAGAACTGAACGAAACCAGCCCCGATTCGTCGGGGCTTTCCCATGTTCGAAAAGAGATGAAAATATTTTCTTGACGTATGTCGTGTAGCACACGACACTATGGTATCGAACGAAGAAACGCAGATCCAACCACCACGAACAGAACTTGAGCGCCATTCCGGGATAGCCCGGATCCCCGGTGGAGGCCTCCACCACCCCGCCCGGAGCTCTACGGGCGGTCCCATCCAAAGGAAAGCCCCCTGATCAGAGGGGGCTTCCGAAACTGCGCCTCATGCAGGAGGTCACATGCAGATCATCCGCTTCAACCGGTTCCCGCGCAAGCCCGAACCCACCGCACCGATCAAGAGGGCGGCGTGATGGAGAACGTCCCCTTCCTTCCCCCTGCCCCGCGCCTGACTCGGTTCTGCGCTTGCGGCGAGCCCCTCACCCTCGAGATGGAATTCGACCAGGGCGTTTGCGTCGACTGCATGGCCGACATGGCGAAGCTCCATGAGCCCCAAGAAAGGATCTCAGCATGAACCTCCCCAGCATCGCCGGCATCACCCCCGGCATCCCCTTCGACCAGTACCTGCAGCTGCCCGGCCTCAGCGCCTCGAAGCTGAAGAAGCTCATGAAGTCGCCCCTGGCCTTCAAGTGGGACCAGGACCACCCGGACACCAGCAGCTCGCCGGCCATGGCCCTGGGCACCGCGGTGCACACCGCCGTCCTCGAGCCCCACCGCATGAAGACCGACTACGTGCTGTGGGACCAGGGCGACAAGCGCGGCAAGGCCTGGACCGAGTTCAAGGAGATCCACGCCGACAAGCAGATCCTGAGCGCCGCCGAGTTCGACCAGGTCAAGGCCATGCGCTCCTCGCTGCTCGGCTACGCCCCGGCGGCGCGCTACCTCCAGGACGGCGTCGCCGAGGTCACCATCCAGTGGAAGGACCCCTCGGGCCGGGCCATGCGCGGCCGGGTGGACTGGATCACCATCGTCGACGGCCAGCTGGTGCTCGTGGACCTCAAGACCACCCGGGACGCCAGCGCGCGGAAGTTCTTCGCGTCCAGCTTCGACCTGGGCTATCACCTCCAGTTCGCCCTCTACGTGGACGGCTGGTTCTACCTCACCGGTGAGACGCCCCGCTTCGTGGTGCTGGCCGTGGAGTCCAGCGCCCCCTACGAGCCCGCGGTCTTTGATGTGACCGAGGACGTGCTCGTGCGCGGCCACGACGACTACCGGAACCTGCTGGACACTCTCACGGCCTGCGAGATCTCGAACACCTGGCCGCCCAGGGCCGAGGCCGAGCAGCCCTTGCTCCTTCCCTCCTGGGCCAGAGCCAAGGACGACGAAGACGTTTCCGACATCGGCCTGGACATGGCGGGCTGAGATGAACGACCTGCGCCCCATCCCTGGATTCGACGGCTACTTCGCCACCGACACCGGCCTGATCATCGGCCGGCGGGGACGGGCGCTCACCGGGTATCGCAACCCGAAGGGCTACCTGGTCATTTGCATCAGGTCCGCCCAGGGCCAGCGTCCCTTTCCGGTGCATCGCCTGGTTGCGGCCGCTTTCCATGGCCCGGCCCCTGAAGGCACCGAGGTGAGGCACCTGGACGGTGACCAGCTGAACAATGCCCCTTCCAATCTCAAGTGGGGAACCCACCTCGAGAACATCGCCGACAAGTCCGCGCACGGAACCCTCGCCGTCGGCTCGAGCAACGGCAATTCCAAGCTCACCGAGGATCAGGTTCGAACTATCCGCTCCTTGCGGCTCCAAAACATGAGTTATCCGGCTATAGCCAAGCAATTTGGCGTGAGCCATCAACTGATCCAATACGTCTGCAAACGCGTCATATGGAGGCACATCGCATGAGCAACCTCAAGAAACCCAATACCTACGACCAATTATATCCTGGGCGTTTCCTCAAGGCCGGGCTGTTCGAGGGCAAGTGTGTGACCCTCACCATCAAGGACGTGAACCTCGAGGAACTGGAGGGAGACGACGGCAAGAAGACGAAGGCCGTCATTTCCTTCGTCGAGACCGAGATGATGCTGGTGACCGCGAAGACCAACGGCCTGTGCATCAAGGCCATGTTCGGCGACAAGCTCTCGGGCTGGCTCGGGAAGAAGGTCACGCTCTTCCCGTCCACCTGGAACGGCGAGCCGGCCATCCGGGTCTACGGCAGCCCGGACATCACCGCCGACATGCCCATCAGCATCCAGCTGCCCCGCCGCAAGCCGATCCCCATGGTGATGCACCACGTCACCCGGGCGGGTGAGGCCCCGCCGGCGCCGGCCGCCCCGCTTCCTCCTCCCCCTCCGCCCGCGGTCGACGGCCTCGATCCCGACGAATTCTCTCAGCTGTAGGTGACCCATGGATGACCTCGAAATCGGCGGCACCACCGCCCCCGTCAAGCCCCTCGCCCGCAAGGGCAAGGCTCCGCGCGTCGACATCGCCATGACCGACGGCACCAGCGCCCTCGCGCTGGAGATCACCGTGGAGCAGCAGCCCCTGGAAGGCACCATCGAGCCCGAGCGCCTGGCCACGGTTGAGCAGGACAAGCGCCTGGCCGTCTTCAGCACCCCGGGCGCCCTCGAGCCCATCCTCACGGTGATCGAGACCGTGGCCCGGAAGCACGTGCCGGACCTCACCACCGACAAGGGCCGGAAGGCGATCGCCTCCCTGGCCGCCAACGTGGCGAAGTGCAAGGTGCGCCTGGACGACGCCGGAAAGGAGCTGGTCGCCGAGCTCAAGGCGCTGCCCACCGCCATCGACGCCAACCGCCGGGCCATGCGGGAGCGCCTGGACGCCCTGCGCGACGAGGCCCGCGCACCCCTCACCGCCTGGGAGGAAGGCCAGGAGCGCCAGCGCCAGTTCGTGGCCGGCATCCAGGCCATGCCAGGGCAGAACCAGGGCGCTACCGCCGAGCGCCTCCAGGAGGTCATCAACGCCCTGAAGGCCCGGGACCTCCTCCAGGCCCCCGACTTCGCCGAGGAGGTCCTCACGGCCCAGCAGGTTGCCCTGAAGGACCTGGAGGGCATGCTCGCCCAGCGCCGGCAGGCAGACGCCGACGCCGCCGAGCTGATCCGGCTCCGGCAGGAGGCCCTCGAGCGCCAGGCCCAGGAGGCGGAGGCCCAGCGGATCCGCGACGCCGAGGTCCAGGCCCGGCGGGACGCCGAGGAGGCCCAGGCCCGGGCGGAGCGGGAGAAGACGGAGGCCCAGGCCCGGCTGCAGGAGGCCGAGGCCTCCGCGGCCCGGGAGCGCCAGGCGGCCGCCGAGCGCGAGGAGCAGGCCCGCATCGAGGCCACCCAGGAGGCCGAGCGCCGCCAGCGCGCCGCCGCCCAGGCTGAGGCCGACGCCACCGCCGAGCGGGAGCGGAACAAGCAGCACCGCCTGAAGATCCACACCGAGGCCCTCCAGGACCTCATGACCAACGCCGGCCTGAACCACGACCAGGCGCGGGCCGTCATCATCGCCATCGCCCAGAAGACCATCAGCCACATCGCCATTTCCTACTGAGGAGCACCATGAACCCGACGATCACCGCCACTGCCTCCGCCCCGGCCAAGCAGCGCCCCACCCGTTTCCAGCTCCCCGACGGGACCATCTACCGCGTCGGCAAGGGCGGCGCCTGGATCCGCGAATCCCCTCGCCGCTGCGAGGCCCGGGACTACAAGGACCTCCACAACAACGGCGTGCGCCGGCGCCAGAAGAAATAGCGACCATGCGCCCCTGCCCGAAGCCGATGACCTACCGGAACCCCCGGATCCTGGACGCCGCCCAGTTCGCGCCCTACTGCATGTGCTGCCTGCAGCCCCAGGAGCCCGGGACGGTCGTGGCCTGCCATTCCAACCGGATCGCGCACGGCCACGGCACCGGGCACAAGGCGCACGACATCCCCGCCTACCTCTGTCCGCTCTGCCACCACCAGGTGGACGGGCGGCCCGAGGGCGGCCCCCTCATCCCCCGGGAGCAGCGCGAGCGCATGTTCCTCGAGGCCGTCTACAACACCATGCTCTGGCTCTTGGACTCAGGGCACATGAGGAAAATCGCATGAGCCGCATCATCCTCCACAGCATCGGCTGGGTGGTCGCCACCGCCCCAGAGGGCCGGCCTGGACCGGGTGTGGACATCCTCTGCAACCGCTGCGGCCGCCGGGATCCGCTTCCCACCCCATGTCCCATCGACGCCCTGCCCTATTTCACCAGGGGCTTCCAGGAATTTCACCGCTACTGCAAGGAGAAGCCGTGATCCGTCAAGTCTACGTCGCCGGCAGCTATAGCGCCGACACCCGCACCCGCGAACTCCAGAACGTCATGGCCGCCCTGGTTGCCGCCTGCACCCTCACCAAGCGCGGCTATCACTGCATTGTTCCTCACGTCTCGGGCTCGCACCGGGTCACCTGGGACGTGGCCATGGACCGCTGCCGGGCCACCCTGCACGCCATGGACCCGTCCAAAGACTGCCTGGCCCTGCTGCCCGGCTGGGAGAACTCCAAGGGCGCCCAGGAAGAGCGGCTGATCGCCCTCGCCATCGGCATGGAGGTCTGGGACCTGGCCGACCTCACCGGGGAGCAGGTGCTCCATGCCTGAGATCTTCCTGAGCCTCCGCCTCATAAACTGGAAGGACATTGGCGCGGCCCTGTTCATCGGTTTCGTCCTTGCCGTCTGCTTCTACGCGTGCTGGTGAACCATGGCCTACCGCTTCCCTGATTCCAGCTACTGCGGCCCCAAGAAGTCCCGGGTCCCCTTCGAGACGGGGTACGGGGATGCGGCCCGCGAGGCCTTCCACCAGGTGAGCGAGCGGTTTTTCCCGGACGCCATCGACGAGGTGGATCTGCTCTCAGGGGCCTTCCAACTCCTGGCCCAGGGCGACACCGAGCTGGCCGCCGACTGGATGGAGGATCTGGCCGCCTACCAGGACCGCGCCGTACAGGCGCTGGACGAGGCTGGCTTCGCCCCGGATCAGCATTGGCGGGAGCAGTGGGCGGGCGTCGCCATGCGCTACCGGGAGGCGGCCGACAAGGTCCGTTTCACCCTGGACCGTGGCGCCGAGGACTGGCTGAAGGACGATCCGGAGCGCGGGATCACGCCGCGCGCACGCCGCGAGCTCGTGCGCCTGGTCAAGCTGGTCGACGCCACGTACGTCGATTGCCAGGTGCTGGACTACTGCCAGGACCTCGACGTGGTGGTGGAGGTGCCCGGGCCCACCCTGCGCGGCACCTTCCACCTGCCGACGATGCTGGCCCACGCCGTGGCCCGGCTGCTGGAGGACAACCCGGAGCTGCTGCTGGACCAGCCAGCGCCGGCCAAGCAGGCCAAGGCCCCCAAGAAGTCCGCCAAGCCATGCCGCCGGACGCCAGCCCCGCTCCTCCCCGTCTGGATCCGCGACCCCCGCGGCCACATCGTAGCCGGCGGCATGCCCCTATTCCCCGAATTCCTGGAGGCCCTGTGACCACCGCCGAACTCATGAAGTTGCGTCGCAAGGAAGCCAAGGAAGAAGGCAACTGCCAGAAGTGCTTCACCCGCGAAGCGATGCCAGACCAAACCCTGTGCGGCCGCTGCGCCGACAAAGCCGACGAATACAAAGCCTCCAGGAGGGCCACCGAATGAAAATCCCCGTCCACACCCTCACCCCCGACCAGGCCGCCGAGGAGCTCGAGCTGCTCATGGATGAGCGGTTCCTCGTCGAGGACAAGCCCGCCGAGTTCCACCACTGGAAGACCGAGAACGCGCAGCGCGTGGTCGACCTCGAGGCCTGGATCCTGATGCACCAGAAGGATGAAACGCCCGCGCCGGCGCCGAAAGCGCAAGACGCCCCCCCCCATCACTTGCAGCCTGAGCCCGCGCGCCCGGCCGCCACCAAGGAGAAGCCAATGTCAGACCCCATCCCAACCTCTGATCCCAACGCCGAGCGCCTGGCCGGCCTCCTGGTGAGGTTCAACGAACTAGCCCAGCAGGTGCCGTCCGCCCAGAGCAGCAAAGCCTGCATGAAGATCCGCCAGAACATGCACAACACCAAGTTCGCCATCCGGTCCCTGTGCAACCGGAACGGCCTGGCGGTGCCCGAGCTGCAGGAGATCCCGCCCAATCCGTTCTCGGAGGTTCCGCCGCCGGCCGCGCCGATCGTCAAGAAGCCCGCACCGGAGCCGGCCCTACCCGATACACCCGCGGCAGTGCCTACCGAGCCTGAGCCGTCCCAGGCCGACGTCTATCCGCACTATGCGGACCCCCTGCCCGAGAAGGCCGGCCCGGGCCCCTACCTGGAGCCCACCACAGAGCAGATCATCCAGGCAGCCGAGGCGCACCGCGCGGCCCTGGGCCTCTCCACTGCTGACATGGACTTCCGCGACCACAACCAGCGCGCGCACGCAAACCTGGTCCAGGGCCTAGCGACTCTGCTGGAATCCCAGGGCGCCATCCCCTCCTGGATGCGCCAGGTGCAGGACGAGCTGGCCCGGGCCCGGGCGAAGTTCCCGTGTGCCGACCATCTCACCCTGGCCATGGCCGAGGAGTCCGGCGAGGTCGTCAAGGCGATGCTCGACCTGCGGGCCGGCAAGGGCACGCTGCAGGAGCTGCACGCCGAGATCATCCAGACCATGGCCATGTGCGTCCGGCTCCTCGAGGAGGGCGACCCTGCCGTGCTGGGCGAGGCGGTGGCGTAGCCATGGAATCCCTTGCTGAAGCCCTCCCCAAAGAACAGGCCCGAGTCCGCAGGGTCCTGGCCATCTACAAGTCCATCGGCCCCGCCGGGGCCTTCGGGGCCGCCTTCATTGAGGCCGACCTGGCGGCCGCGGATCGGGCCGTGATGAGCGGCGACCTGGTGGCCATGATCCAAGCCTTCGAAACCCTGAAAACGATCAAGGAGTGATCCCATGAAACGCCGCTCCGTCCAACCCCTTCCGCCTCCCCCGCCGCTCGCTCCAGAGCCCATCCTGCTCGAACCCCTGGCCTACTGCGTCGAGGACGCCGCCCTCGTCATGGCCCTGAGCCGCACTGCGATCTATCTCCTGCTCAAGGACGGCCTGCTGAAGGCTGTGCGCCGGGGGAAGCGGATCATCATCCCCCGGACGGAGATCCAGGCCTACCTGGATTCACACGCTGCTTAGGTTCCAATCCTATTCCGGGAGCAGGAACCCAGAACCAAGCCCCGGCGCGGGTTTCGGCCCGACCCGCGCCGGCTCCAACGAGGGCCGTTTCTGTCCATCTGCACCACCACCACCCCGGAGCGCCTGTGAGCGACCTTGAAATCAGAGCCAAAGAGTTTGCCACCCTGGCCCATGGGCGCATCGACCAGCGCCGAAAGTTTACCGGGGAGCCCTACATCAACCACCCCGCAGCCGTGGTGGAGATCGTACGCTCCGTGTCCCACACCCCCGAGATGTTGGCGGCGGCGTGGCTCCACGACACGGTGGAGGACTGCGGGATCGACCTGGACGAGATCCACCGGGTATTCGGTCCCCAGGTTGCCGAACTGGTGGAGTGCCTGACGGACGTTTCCCGGATCAAGGATGGCAACCGCGCCACCCGCAGGGCGATAGACCGGGCGCACACCGCGAAGGCGTCCCCCGCCGCCAAGACGATCAAGCTGGCTGACCTGATCGACAACACCCACAACATCGTCGCCCTCGATCCCAACTTCGCCAAGGTCTACCTGCCTGAGAAGCGGCTGGTCCTCGAAGTCCTCAAGGAAGGCGACCTCACCCTATGGGCGCAAGCCTTCGCCCTCGCCAACCAGTAACTTTTGTCCAGGTGCCTACCCCTTCTTGATTCCCAGGGGCTGCACCACCAGGTCACCATCGAACCCCAGCACGGGCGCCAAGAGCCGGATAGAATCGGCCTTGGCGCTCGGGCATAGATGGCCGTAGTGTTTCTCTACCATGCGGGTGTTGCTGTGGCCCAGCTGCTCGGCGACGTAGGCCAGCGGCACCCCCTTGTTGACCAGGGCCGAGGCGTAGGTGTGGCGCAGCTCGTGGAAGGTGACGGCGGCGATCTCCGCCTTCACGCAGGCCACGGCCATGACCTTCGCCTGGTCGTAAGCCACCCAGCCGTCCCAGTCCTTCAGGGCATCGGCCCGGCCGGCCCGGGTGGCCGTGTGCTGGAACATCAGCTCGGTCGCCTTCCGGCCGGCGGCGTGGCTGACAAACCACTCCAGCCCCTCCTTGGTCAGCACCACATGCCGGGGCTTGTAGCCGCCCTTGTTGGCCTTGCCGAACTGGATGAAGAGGCTGCCCTGCGGGTTCAGGTCCCCGACGACCACCCGGGTGAGCTCGCCGTATCGGGCCCCGGTGTACAGAGCCCCCTTGACCAGGGCCCGGAGCTCCGGCGGGCAGGCGTTGACCAGGAGTTGCTGCTCGTTCACCGTCAGGAACCTGACACGGGGCTGGGTGACGTTCTGGAAGGGCTTCACCTGACGCCAGTCCGTGGCCCGGCCGATGCCGCGGGACCGGGCGGCGAAGTTGAGCGCGGCCTTGAGGTTGGAGAGGATCCGGTTCGCGCTGTCCTTCCGTGCCCGCTTCTCGTCCTCGGTCTCCGGAGCGGCGAGGTGCACGACATCCGCGCCGGGCTTCCGCGGCGCGCCGGTCTTCCGCCGGGCCAGGGCCGCCAGCGCCTGGTGCCAGTCCCGGACCTTCTTCGGGGTGAGCTTGGCCACGTCGACCTGGCCCAGGGCCGGGATGATATGGGCCTCGGCGGTCTGCTTCATGATCCGGAGCCCGTGCACGCCGCGCAGCTCCGCGTCGGCGAGGTACTCCGCCCAGGCGTCGGCCACGGTGTAGGGCCCCTTGTGCGGCACCTCCCCGCCGGCCAGGAGCACGGCCTCCCGGTTCCATGTCTCGAACCGGCCCGCGGCGAGCTTCTGAGCCTGGGCGAAGGTGAAGATCTTGATCTCGTCCGCGTCCAGGAGGTCGTCGGCCACGCCCACCACCTCCTGCCGGAACTTCTTGGTCTCCAGGTCGTAGGCCCGGGCGATCCACCGCCCTGCCGCACCGTTCACCGGCCGCTTGTAGAGGATGTAGCAACCCTCAGCCAGGGTGTCCGTGATCCGTTTCCCGATCGGAAGCGCCAGGCGCTTGGTGCGTGTATCCAGGTCCTGGCTGCGTTTCGTCCTCGCCACAGCATCTCCTCCGGCTCAACAGCGGCTCAAAACACCACCCGGACGAGGTTACTACCAATGAGGAAGAACCACACAGCCTCCTAGATTCGATTGGGGTTAATCTTGGTGGTTGAGTGTGGTTGAGCCAGGTTTGGAGGCCTCCCGCGCATTGACACGGTAGGGGTCGGTGGTTCGATTCCACTCGCGCCAACCAAAAAACACGAGGCCCCACATAGGGGCCTTTTGTTATTTATCGACATTGGCAGACCCCAAAAAAGGCCTCCGGCTCAACAGCGGCTCAAAACCCGTTCCCGGAACTGCCCTGAACCTATTGGGATCACCCTGGACGAATCACGCGAGATGGACGGAGATCCCGAGGTGCGCGCCCATCTTCTCGGCCGACCTGGAGGCCCCGGTGTAGACGACCCAGGCCAGGCGGGCGAGGTCGGGATGTCCCTTCGCCACCAGCTGCTCATGCAGGGTGAGGGTGATCAATGCGGCCTGTTCAGCTGAGGCCAGAATCTCAAGCGTCGATGCGTCGTCCACGGTGTCTCCGAAGGGGATTTCAATAGCCTACCTGTTGCCCAAAATAATTGGGCCCCAATATATTGTCATTGCGCCTTTTTACAAGTGGCGGCAATCCTGTTGTATGCCAATACGGAAATCACCAGGACGGCCCGGGAAAGACGAGCCTTCGGCCCCTTCCCGACGTCGGGGGATCCGGATCCCGTTGGAGATCGACAAGCTACTTGAACAGGTAGCAGCAGCCAAAGGATTGAGCGTGCATGCAGCTATCCGGGAGGCCATTCAGGCCTGGGTGGACCAGAACCGTGAAACGGACCGTTAGTGCGTCTTTGACGAGATGAATCAGGCATTTCTATCCTCGAAAACCAACCTAAACCCCTGGTTCAGGGCAGTCAATCCCACGCAAATCACAGAAAACGCTTGCAATTGCCATTTTCCCATGATAAAATGCTAGCGTAATATCAACGCACAAGCATTTTTAGCATGATCCAGAGTGTCAAAAGTCGATAATATTTAATGGTTTATTAAATGGTTTGACGCTGGACCCGCACCCGTTCCAACCTCATTTCTTTATGAGGTCATTCATCCAGCCGGCGTCTTCAATCGTTTGGAGGATGGCTTCAGCCGTGATCTGGTTGCCATAACGATTCATGTGCACATCCTGATCCGCGACGTGCCAAGAGAAACATCCTTGGATATCTATCCCATTAATTATTCTATTTCTCATCGTAGAGTATAAATCTGCGTATTTTGCGCTTTCAATCAGAGACGCATCACTCTCATCCTGCCTGGTCGGAACACTCCACGGCATTGGGACACTGATGGTGTCTCCCCCCGAACTCCAATTGAAATATGGCGGATTAGGGAAAATGATTTTTGAGCAGCCATTTGCCCGTAAGTAGGAAGCAATCAATTCAAGATTACCCTTCGTGCTGATGACCACTGGATCCCCCATTGCGGGAAGATAACCAGAAGATCCTTGAATTGTTACGACATCAGCAGCGACGCCAACGACCGTTTCTTCATTCGTGTTGATCGAGATCTTGCTTCCAACGGAGAAGCTAGATCCCAGCCCGCTCCCAACCAGGAATGATTTTGTAGATGTGTCAAACGGAGAGGCGACAGCGGTCTGATGGCAGGCCAGTTGATCATTGGTCCCACCATAAACGACGGCTATTGTAGGTATCTCATACTCAAACATATCCTTGATTCTGCTATACATTTGAGAAGTCGTATTCCCACTTATTCCCAAATTCCTTGAAACGACATCTCCGCCCTTTTGATTTATCAAAATGGCAAGCTGAGCCGGGTAGAAATCGTCCATCACCATGCCGTAGCTTGTGTGGAAGGTATGGCTGTCACCAATAGCGACAATCGCTTTGGGACGGTCCGGAGCTGGTGTGGGCGCCTGACTTGAACCAGCACAGGCAAGCAATAAGGGGAGGATGATCAGAGCCGAGATCCACTTGGGAAATGCCAAATCACCCTCCCTCTTGTATGGTTTGTTCCTATTCTAGATCCCCTTCGCATCCAGGCGAGCGGAAAGTTCCTGCACAGCCTTGATGAGGGGAGCCATCAGTTCCTCGTAGCGCAGGCCCTGCCGGCTTTCGGGGTTGGATGGGTCATCCTGGGTCCAGACGGCGCAATCCCCCACCTTGGCCGAATCCAGCGCAGCCTTCACCTCCTGGGCCAGGAGGCCATAGTGGGTGCGGTTACCTGGGACGGGAGTCACCTTGATCACCGCCTCCTTCACCAGATGCCCCTCCTCATCGGTCTCGGCTGGCTCCACCACATCCACCTGGTTCCGGCCCACGATCCAGCGGTAGGACACGGGGCGCAACGCATTAATGAAGGCCAATCCCAGTGGAGAATCCACCACATCGGTCTTCTCGCGGGCGTCGGACGTATTGATTGTCGCGGTGGCGGCATAAAGCTGGGAGGGCCTGTTGGTGCCATTGCCCAGCGTCACAGCATTGTCCACCGAGGGCTTGAAGGCGTTGGCATCCACCTGCCACTTCGTGGCGCCCGCGATATTGAAATAGGTCACCGTGAAGCTTTGGAGGGCAGTGGTATTGCACCCAGTGGAGTTGCTGTCGCCGAGGTAGAGGGCAGTCCCGACCAGGCTAACCAGGGTGGTCTTTGCCGTCGCACCAGCGTTGATCTGCTGGAACGCCTGATTATTGTCGAGGAAGAAATTGGTTCCATGCCATCCGACCGGGCCGCTTCCCGCGTTGATTTCCTGGGTGACGTTTGAAGAGTCGCCCCCAAACCGAACAAGCTGCGCAGCACCCGCACCGATGTTTCGGCGGATGATGTTCACGCCGCCGCCGTTGTTGGTCAGCGTCGTGCCGAGCTGCCAAACGGTGGTCTCGTCGATCGTCACGCCAGAACCGCAGTTTGCGGTGACGGTCATATTCCCGGCAATCTGGCACCCGGAGAATGTGGTGTTCGACTGGTCAACGGTGATCACGCCCTTGATCCGGGCGCCGATGATCTTGGGTCCGCCGCTGCCGGCTGGGGCCGTTCCCGTCATTGTGGAAAGCTTGCCGAAAGCGCCCCCCATGATGGTGGCCGCCCCGGTGTCGGTCATCAAAACGCCGCCCGTGGATTGGGAGGATTCGATGTTTTCGAGGTGATGATAGAGGCTGGCGGTGCCGGACACGCCGATCTCGATGTCGTAGCCCGTGCCCGTGACATCAGCCGTTTGCCAGATCGGATTGGAACCGATGATTTCGAGCTGTCCTACTCCCTGGAAGAGGAGTGCCCGACCATAAGCCCACATCGAACCCGTGTTGACGCACCTGGCGTTCTGGACGGCGGAGGTGAAAACGATATTGTGACCGGTGAGGGTGGGCGTGGACGCATCACCCATGAATTTCAAGCCGTTCAGCTCGAATTCCCATGGGGCGCTGATTGTGAGGATGGGACCGTTCGCATTTTTCTTGATCTGGACGAACCCCATCCCGATCAGGCGCTGGCCGGAGGTGCTCGCGGTCAGGTTGTTGGCAAGGTAGGTCCCATCGGGGAAGATGATGCTTCGCCCACTGTTGATGGCCTTCTGGATGCCCGCTGAAGAGTCATTGGTCCCGGTGGGGTCCACGCCGGGGAAGTCCGTGACGGTGACACAGTCGGCGTTCTTCTGGGCCTGGGTGCGCACTGCCGCGCCGAAGGCCGCCAGGAAGCTGCCGGAGGACGCGAGCCAGCCAAAGGCGGTCATGCTCTCGCTTGCCACGGTGCCGGGGATGGTCGAGAGGTTGTACGTGCCGTTCCCACCCGTGCCCGTCCCAAAGCTGATGATGGTGGTCCCGAGCGGGATCCCCACGCCGGAGACCTGCTGGCCCACCTGGAGGATGCCAGCCGTCGCTGTAACGGTGAGCACGTTGGTGGCGCAGCTGGCCGTGATGGCAAAGGGGCCGCTGTCGGGATTGGTGGAATTGTTCGCGCACAGGTTGACCCAGGAGACCGAAGGGTTGCTCGCGCTCTGAAGCACGGCGCCGATCCCATAGCCGCCGATGGCGGCCGCCAGGGCCGCGCTGAAGACATATTCCCCGCCGGCATTGAGCCAGACCGTGTGCTGCGTGATGGCGTTCAGGATGCCGTTCATGTCCTGCCCGCTTGGCGGCACGCCCCCGGCCAGGAGGGGGAGCATGGTCACGTTGGGGAAGCCGTCGGCCAGCGACGCAGCAGGGGAGACGGAGGCCGTCGGGATGACGTTTTTCCCGCCGAAGTTCGGACCAGAGCCAGATGCGAACGGCTGCGAGAGCAGGGATGGATAGGTGGGCGCGGTCGTCATGCTGGCTCCTTAATGGGGAAGGGGAACGGTGTAGTAGCCGCCAGAGAAGAAAATTCCCTGGCCGAATGGTTGGAGGCCGGATCCTTGGAAGCCGAATCCGCTTGGAGGACTAAAGCCGTTGATGAGGTATGCCTGCACACCGGCGGGTCGGGGGATGGCGCCCGACTGGGTGATGATGCAGAGGCTGCCGATATCGAGGTTGAACTCGAAGAGCAGGAGCATGGCCATGTTGCCCCGATCCAGGGCGTAGCACTTCCCCCCGGAGCCGAACAGGGTGGTCAGGATCTTGTTGATCACCTGGGCCGAGCACCTCGAGATGTTGGCCAGGGCCTTCATCAAGATCAGGGTTCGGAAGGTGGTGTCGTTCAGCTTGAAGACCGTGCCGTTCCCGCCGGTCCAGAAGGGGGCCTGGCCGAAGGGCTGCCAGGAAGCGCCCTCTTTGAAGCCCAGGTATGCGGCCGACTGCAGAGGCATATTGATGGTGCGCTGCACCCCCACGATGCGCCCCAGCACGTCGAGCCCATAGCCCTGGGCCGTGCTCACGTTCCAAACCATGTTGTAGAAGTTGGTGAGGTTTGTGGACGGGTCGATATAGGCGTTCATGTTGTTGATGAGCGCCATCAGGATCGGGCTGTTCGCGTACTGCGCGATGATGGTCTGTTCGAGGTCGATCATGCGAGTGTCAGGGTGACGTTCCCGATGACGGGAAACTGGTTGATGTTCAAGCCCTGGGAGGTGGCGGCGGGCGTTCCGGTCCCCACCAGGACGCTGAGGATGTTGACTCCGGGCAGGAGTTGGTTAATCGTCGAGAAGAACCGGGAGCCGTAGATCGTGGCGCCGATGCTGGCTGCAGGCGCACCGCCGTCTTTGCCGTTGAAGGCCATGACCAGGCCGTTTACAGCATCGCTGAGCAGGGCCAGAGCGTTGGAGGGCGGGTTGGAGGCCGCTGCCAGGGTGACAGCGATGTTGATGGGCGCCGAGATGGGCACCGTAAAGCTCACGCCGTAGGTCGGGTACGGCGCGGGATAGCTCGTGTCCTGGACATAGACCGTGGTGGCGGCGGTCATGGCCTCACTGGGAACGATCCCGACCGCGACATTCAGGTTGTAGGTCCCTGCCCCGCCAGTACCGCTTCCCAGGGATGCGATGCTCGTCCCCGCTGAAATGCCGCTCCCGGAGATGGTCTGGCCCACCACCAGGGCGCCATAGGCGACGCCAGTGACCGTCAGGACCGTTCCGGAGGCGCTGGCCGTGAAGGAGGCGCTGGGGGCGTAGCTGCAGCCGATGTCCTTCTTCGCCCAGATGGCCTGGGCGATGGCCGCCGGCGTGCCGCCCACCACGGCCACATAGAGAGAGTTGCCCGGGATGGTTAAGCCGCCGATGAGGGCCGCCGTGTTTGACGGGTTATCCACCAGGTAGGCCGCCGTGACGCCAGTGGCCAGGATCGCGGCCCGGATCGCCGCCAGGCTGCCGTTGGCGTTCAGCGCCACCGAGGCGGATCGCCGGGCCTCGAACTGCTGTGCGGTCTCCACGGCCTGGCCGAGGACGACTTGGATGGGGCTGGTGATGGTGTCCCATCCGGGGATCGTCTGGTAGATCGAGAGGGGCCCAACGAAGGCGATGGGGCCTGTGGCCTGCGCGGCGAAGGTCAGGGTCACCGTGCCGCCTGCACCGATGGTCCCTCCGGAGGAGCAGGTGTAAAGGTTCCCGGCCGCATCGGCGGCGACGGCCACGCCGGCGGGGATCACCGTCCCGGCCAGGCCGCCACAGACGCCGGAAACCTGGGTCGAGATGGCCGGAAGCCGAGTCATGAAATACAGGTTCCCGATCGCATCTTGCATCCGGCCCTGGGCGTACTGGGGATCCACGGAGCTCACAATCGCCAGGAACTGCGCGTTGCAGTCGGCGATGATGGCAGCCAGGCTGCTGGCCAGCTGGCCCTGGGGCGTGCTCAGGCCCAGGTTGAGTCCGCCCCCGAAGGCGGTGTTGATGTCCGCCTGGGCCGCGGCCAGGATCGTGGCCTCGTCCGGAGCCGTGAAGCCGGTGGGGCCGAGGGTGGGGGAAGGAACGGTGGTGCTCATCCGGATCTCCTAGAAAGTGACGCCGAGCGCCTGGCCGTTGGTGTCGATCACATTCACGACCCCGGAGATCTTCCGGCCCACGAACTTTGTGATGGTGGCCTGGGCCTTCACGACCCCGGGCACGGTGAGGGCCGCCTGCACCAGCAGAGCCTGGATGAGGGACGGCGAGTAGGGCTGGGCCAGGACGCTGGTGAAGTAGGGGATCCCCTGGGACGTGTCGTAGTAGACCTCCCCTAGGAAGGTAGAGATGGCCGAGGCCACGTCCTGGGCGATCGCGTTCGGGCCGGTGGCCGTGGCGATGTTGCCATTGGCGTCGATCTCCAGGTCCCAGGCCGGAGAAGAAAGTGCGATCGTGTTCATCCGACGGGCCCTCCGGTGCTGCCGCCGCCCGTCTGGACGCCGGTATGGGTGTGAGCGGTGAGGGTGTGGGAGCCGGACTTGACCTCGGTGTCGGCGGTCAGGGTTCCGGTGGTATGCAGGTCCCCGGTGCAGGTGGAGGTGCCAGTGATGGCCATGCCCGCCTGCCCGGTGATGGCACCCTGGGCCAAGACGGTGGCCTTGGCCGTGACCGCTCCATCCACCTCCATGGTGGACTGCAGCGTCGCCGCTCCGGACACCTGCAGGGTGCCGTTCAGGACCACGTTGGCGTTGATGGTAAAGGTGGTGGCATGGAGGTCCGCGGCCGCGCCGGCCTCGATGGAGATCCCCGCGTCGTCCACCACGATGTAGTGGGCCGGGGACTCGGCCATATTCCACCCGCCGAAGTAGAGCCCATCGGCCATGTCGAAGCGCCGGGCGGAGCCGGGGTTACCCTGGGCGCCGGAGGCCTGCACCGAAGAGATGTCCCGGTCCGCGAAGACGCAGAAGCCGATGTCGCCTGGCTTGGGGTCGCAGATGACCGCGTTGGCGCCGCCCTGCAGCCGGAAGAAAGGCAACCCGTGGATGGTGGTGTGGGGCACGGCCGAGCCGTCGCCCGCTACCTGGTTTACCAGGGGCAGGACGTCCACGGTGCCCACGGCCGCGGTGCGCCCGGCGGTGTGCACCGCCACCACCTTTACCAGGGTGGCCACGTTCAGCTTGGCCAGCATCATCTGGACCACGAACGACATCTCATTGAACGGGGTGTTCCCGCTGGCCATGCCCTGCTGCCCAAAGACGCCGCCCATGTCAGTTCCCCACCCAGCTGGCCGAGACCTTGGAGAGCCACTTGCCGCTCGGGTTCTCGCACTCGAGCTCGTGGGTGAGGGCATTGATGCGCCAGGTGCCGCAGGCGACGGGAACCACGGACTGGACCGCGCAGAGGCCGCCCAGCTTGAGGCCCGGGTTGTAGAGGCAGGAGAACTTGATGCCCTTCTTGTCGAAGATGGGGTATTCCTTCAGCCCGGTGGCCGCCGAGATCAGCGGGGCGGTCCCGGCCCGGGGGGCGCCCCGGGGGGCGATGAACAGGGTGCCGTCGTCGATCCCGAACTCGATCCCCGCGGCGGCCACGACGGCCACGGCCTGCTGGTAGGCGCTGCCGTGGAGGTAGGGGCTCACCAGCTGGGAGGCGACCCCGTTGTTCTCGAAGGCATAGCCCATCTGGCTCGCCAGGGAGGCCATGATGGTCGCCACTGGCGTGCCCCCCTTGAAGCTAGCGGGCTTCACCGGGGCGATGGCCGGGTAGAAGCCCTCGAGGGCCTCCAGGTGGAAGAACAGGTTCGGCGGGCTCTGGTAGCTCGTCCAGGCCCCGGTGATCTCTCCCTGGAAGGCCACGGCCAGGCCGTACTGGTCCCCGGCCAGGATCTGCACCAGGCTCTTGTGGACGGCCAGGGCCTTCGCGGACTTGCCCGGGAGCGTCGTGAGCATGTTCATGTCCGCTTCGAGCATCCCGTAGACCTTCAGCTTCGCCTTGTTCTTCGAGGGGTGGCCGCCCTTCTCGATCTCCACTTCCATCCGGAGGCCGGTGACCTGCTTCGTGTTGTGCGTGCCGTCGAAGGTCCCCGAGGTCAACGTGAGGTTGGCCTGGAGGATCTTCTTGGTGAACGATGCGCCTTGGGTCATGGGATCACTTCTGGTAGATGGAGAGGGTGCAGTTCTGGCCGCCGAGGGTGACGTCCAGCTGCTGGGCCGGGATGGCCTGCAGGGGGACCTGGAGGGCGGGCGCGCCGGCCTGGTAATAGAGGAGGGCGAAGCGGCCCCCGGGCCCGATGCCGGTGTAGTCCGGATCGAGCACGCCCTGGTAGTCCGCGAAGGCCAGATGCCCGACGAAGCCCAGGTAGGGGTAAGAGTCGAGCATCGTGTTGTTCAGGCACACCACACCCGCCCAGAGGATGGTGCCGTCGATGGCGAGGTCGCAGTAGAGGTTGGCCATGTCAGTCGTTCTTCGCGCGGGACATGACGTTGTCCCAGGTCACGGGCGGCGGTGCGGGTGGGGCCTGGGCCTGCACCTTGCCGTTCACCGACTTCGAAGCGGAGGTCGGGCTCTTGGGATGGGGGATCGTCACCTTCGTGTAGGCCGGCGAGACCTCGCGGATCTCCTTCAGGGCCAGGTCCACCAGGAGGAGGTTCAAGCCGCTCTCGGCGGACTGGGAGTAGTCGTAGCCCTCCAGGGTGACGTTCAGGTACGTGGCCGTGGGGGTGACCACGTTGTAGAGGTTCGGGGCCCCGAGCTCAGAGGCCAGGGCGGCCTGGAATGCGCCGATGCGGGCCTTGCCGCCCACCGTGAGGCGCACCTTCACGTTGTTGGGCACGTTCACCTTGTTGTAGCTGGCGAAGCCGCCCTGCTCCACCGGGAAGTCGCTCACCTTGGCCTTGTTGCCGATCTTCAGGTCCACGACGCTGTCCACGTCGAACACCAGGCCCCCGTTCAGGTAGTAGACGCCCCAGCCGTTGGCCATCAGAACCCCCCATCCGCCTGGTCAACCAGGCCGTGCGACTTGATGGCGCCGGGCAGCTCCGCGGCGATCCCCTTGGCGTCGGTCGCCTTGGTCTCGATGTGGATGGCCCCGATGTGGGTCTCGCGGGTGCTGGTGCTGCTGGACTGGCTGTTGGAGACCGAGGGGTGCTGGGCCATGCCCGCGTGTCCCGCGTAGGCCGGCTCCTGGCCGTTCCCGGCCATGCCCAGGGTGGCGACCTTCAGGACGATGCTCCCGATCTTGGCCAGCTTGTCGCCGATCCAGCCGAGAGCCGCCTTCGCGCCGGAAAGCAGCGCCTTCCACATCTTGGCCCCGGCGCCCTCGATGACGAAGAAGGCCCGGAGCAGCTCGTAGACGATGAGCAGGGCGACCTCGCTGAAGAAGTGGCCGAGGTCCTTGCAGAGCGCCTTGAAGGCAGATTTGATTTTCTCTCCGTTCCCGGTGAAAATCCCCACGACCAGATCCCATTCGTCCATGAAAATGGCAAAGAACGACATGATGATGTCCTTCAAGATCCCGATAACGCTCATTACCGTTCCCTTGATGGCGTCCCAGATGCCCTTGAAGAAGGCGAAGAAGCCGCCCAGCATGGACTGGCCGCCCTCGGTCCACTTCTTGAACTCCAGGTAGACCCAGGCGACGCCGGCGGCGACGGCCGCGATCGCGACGACGATCAGGTCGATGGGCCCCAGGGCCAAGAGCCACGCGAAGGCCGCCTGGGCGCCCATGATGAGGGCGTTGACCCCGATGGCCAGGAAGGCCACGCCGATCCCGATGAGCGCCGCCTTCACGACGCTGCCGTGGTCGCGGATCCAGGTGGAGATCTTGGCGAAGGCCTCGCCCATCGCCTGCAGGGCCGGCATCACCGCGACCAGGATCTGCCGGCCCGCGGCCGCCAGGGCCCCCTTGATGTCCAGCATGGTCTGCTCGAACTTCTCGGCGGCTTCGACCTGCTCGGCGCTGGCCACGTTCTTCTTGACGGCCGCGGTAAGGGCCTCCATGCCCTCCTTGCCCTTCTGGAGGAGCCGCACGGTGCCCTCGTCCAGGCCCAGGCGCTCGCCCAGGGCCATGGCCTTGGCCCCGGACATGTGCTCCATCTTCTCGGCCAGGAGGCCCATGACCTGGGTGGCGTCCTTGCCCTTCAGCGCGACCTCGGAGATCCCCATGCCGGCGAAGATCTGCAGGGCCATCTTGGAGCGGGGCCCGTGGATGGCGATCATGGCCAGGCGGGAGTTGAGCCCCTTCAGGCTCTGGTCCATGCCCTCGGCGCTGCCGCCCACGCGCTTCACGGCGCCCTCCATGGCCTCGAGCTCCTCCACGTCGACGTTGAGGGTCTTGGCCAGGCGGCCCGCGGCCACTTCCGCCTCGAGCTGGCCCTTCACGAACTCCACCATCGCGCCGGCCGTGGCCATGAGGCCGAAGAACTCCAGGGCGCCCTTGGCGAGCTCCTTGAACGATTCCTTGCCCTTCTCGGTCGCCTGCTCCAGGTTCCGTTCGAACCGGGAAGAGTCGAGGCCGAGGGTGACCAGGAAGGCGTCAATGACGGTGGACATTACTTTTCAGCCCCTTTCTTGTAGGCCATGGCCTCGTTGTGGTTGTCTACCTGGATGATTTCCAGCATGGTGTAGGCATCCTCAAGGCTATAAACGGTTTGCAGTTCCCGGAGCGTGGCCAGCCGGCGCGAAACGATCACTCCGATCCGGGGGGCAACATTGACGTAATTGGCGAAGCCTTCATTGCCGCCGGAGCTGGGGAGGTCGAGAGCTTGGCGGCCAGCGAAAAACCGAGGTGCAGTTCGAGCAGCTCCTTCCGCAGGGTCACGCGCGTCATGACCTCCTCGGTGTCGTCCTCGGTCAGGGCCCGGGTGAACCGGGGATTCTTGATCGGGTCGGGCTGGATCTGGATGCACCGGAACATCTCGTCGAGGAGGGGCTCCGCGAGCTCCCAATCGAGTCCGGAAAGTGCGGCGAGGCCAGCGGTGGCCACACCGGCCAGACCAGCCTCAGCGGCCCCGGCAGGCAGCTCCGCGCCCGACTTGGCCAGGGCCAGGAAGGCGCGGGCGGCCCACTTTTCAGCTTGAGCGGCGCTCATCTCCGTCAGGAGGAAGGTTTTGCCCTTGTCCCGATTCTCGGCTTCGATGGTGACGATCTTCGTTTTGCGCATGGGCTACATCCCCGAAATGACGACGGATTCCCAGGTGATCTCGTATTCCTGGGGCTGCAGGGTCTTCTTGGCGGCGGGCACGTCGCTGTAGCCGGTGAGGCCGCCGTTGTTGAGCGTCGCCTGGAGGCCGTTGGACTGCATGGTGATGGTGCCCGAGCAGGGGATGGCGTCCCCGGCCGTGTCCATGGCGGCGGCCCAGTTGTCGAACACGATGCCGGAGGGGCTGTCCGCCTCGAGCTTGATCTTCATCTTCCGGAGGTGCCGCACGTAGCCCTGGCTCATGTGCCCGTCGGCGCCCAGCCGGGCCTCGACCTTCGGGAACTTGTCCAGCTCGAACATGTCGTCCGAGGCGAAGCCCTGGATGATCACCGGGGAGTTGTAGACGCCCGGGATGACCAGCGCGAGGACCGCGGTGATTGAGGTGATGGTCGGGTTGGCCATGGTGAGCTCCTTACTGGATGTCGATGGAGGCGAGGTTCAGCTGGTTCACGGAGCCGCCGTCCATGTACCAAAGCGTGGCGGGGGGGCTCAGCCGGTTGTTCCGCTGGTTCGAGGTGGCCGGGAGGACCTGCAGGTAGTAGCCGTTGTTCAGCAGCGGCTGGTCGATGGCCAGGCCCGCGGCCGAGTTCACCTGGGCGATCTGCAGGGCGGAGAGAACCACGCCCGTGTTGATGACCCCGGCGGTCAGGCCCGCGGTGATGGGCCCGAGGCAGGCGGCCTTGATCATCCCGTAGCCCTGGGGGTTGTACGGGACGGCGGGGAGGTTCGTGAACATGTTCACCAGGGCCAGCTGCAGGGCGCTGTTCAGCCAGATCGCGTTCACGTAGCAGTCCAGCCAACCGAAGACGCCGCTGAGCTGCCCGTTCCAGAAGAACTGGTTCGTGCTGTTGGCGGTGGCCCAGTTCCCGTAGAAGTTCGTGCCGTTCGCGATGGCATTGGCCGAGGAGACCGGGTCGTTGATGCTGGGGGTGATGCCGGTGCCGGACTTGTAGGCGATGGCCGCCCGGCCGTTCTTGGCCGAGAAATTGATGCTGGCCACGAAGCCCAGCACGAAGGCCGCAGCGTTGGGGTCCTGGTAGACCGCGCAGGTGCCGCCCAGGCTGCTGACTTGGCAGTAGTGGCTGATGCAGGTGGTGCTGGCGTTGGTGGAGACGATAGTGGGGTCGGAATCGTAGGGGGCATAGACGAACTGGCCGCCGGTCCCCGCGCACCAGGTGGCGAAGGCCTGCTTGTCGGCGATGACCGGCTCGAAGCAGGTGGTGAAGCACGCCCAGTTCGAGGTGTAGACCGCCAGGGCCGTCATGAAGGTGCCGGGGGTGTTGGCCGCGCTGCCCGGGCTGATGGTGCCGGCGTTGAGGCCCAGGGTGAGGGCGTTGGTGCCGGTGCAGACCGTCACGGTGCTGGTGGCGCCGGTGGTGGGGCTGGTGATGGTGAAGGCGTTGAAGAGGCTCGACCAGGTGCAGGTGGTGGAGGCCGGGCAACCGCCGGTGACCAGGGCCGCCTGGATCAGGGCGGCCGCGTTGGAGAGGCTGGTGGCGGTCGAGAGGTTCAGGGCCGCGACGGTGCCGGTGGTGCCGTTCACCGTGCAGATCAGGGTGCCGCTGGTGATGGCCTGGACCTGGGCCAGGGTCAAGGCGGGGACGGAGGTGCCCCGGAACCAGCCGGCGATGGCGTAGGAGGCGTAGCGGCTGAACATCAGGGCCGTGGGCTTGAGGGAGCTGCCCGTGTAGCCGTTGAAGTAGACGCTGGCCATCTGGCTCTCAAGGCAGTTCGAGGTCATGGCCGAGGCGGTGGCCTGGGTGAAGCCGGGCCCGGAGATGGTCACGGTGCCGACGCCCGTCACGGTGCTGTAGGTGCCCAGGGCGGTGATGTAGGTGCCCGGGGGCACGCCCACCGCCGTGAGGGACTGCAGCTCCTGGCCCACCGCGATCGTGCCCGAGAGGGTCTGGGTGATGGTCAGGGTGTTGGCCACGCAGGTGGCCATGATCGAGGCGTTGTACTGCCCGAAGTAGGCCTGGACGCTGGCGAGGGTGGGGAAGCTCACCGGGGCGCCGACGGGCAGCGCCGGGTTCTGGCTGAGCATCAGGCCGTTGAGCGCCAGCGGATTCCCACCAGACGCCAGGACGGCGGGCACCACGGAAATGATGGTTGAGATGGGGATCGACATGGCGATTTATCCTTGTCAGTGAATGGTTTCGACGTTGACGGGAGTGACCTTGGCGG